CACCAGCGCAGCGGCAGCGCGATTCTGCGTAAAACCATTGACGGGAGCAGTACAACACTAGGTGAGGTTGTGCGGAACATACCTGAAAATGGTTCAGAGACGTGGCGCATTGCTATTGAGGGGACGCGCATACTGTGCAGTATTGACGGTGCGACGATTTTCGACGTTGACGACACTGCTATTTCAAGTGGTCTCGTCGGGCTGCACTTCTACACGTATCCATACGATTCGACTGTCGACGGCCCCGTAGTTGACTCGTTCAAGGTTGAGACGCTGGACGAACCGGTTAACCACATAGTAACAATTGCCGGTGTGCGCCGCCCGCGTACCGGCGCGGTCGTTGCGGGTATTGTGCCGCTCCGCGCGGTTGATTTCAAGGCCACCGTGGGGGCTGATGTGATAGATACGTTTCTGAATACGCTTGAGTTTGCCGACACACATACGATTAACGGTATACAGATGCCCGCCGTGGTTGACAGCCCTGTTTTTGCAGAGCGGCAGGCGCGGAGCCAGAACGACTATGCGGACGGCATATACACCGACCGCAAAGTTGTGTACGTGTCGGCTTCGGCGTTTGGCGTACGGCCCGCGCTGGGCGAACAGCTTGTGCTCGACGGCGCGCGGTTTATAGTAACCGAGTGCACCGACGAAATGGGCATGTATGCTATAACGGTTGAGGCGAGCGAGTTTTAATGGCTATATCTGTTTTCCAGTTGGGCGCGGCTGATGTTGAGCGCGCGCGTGCACAGCTGGGGCACATAAAGGGCGGTCCCGAACGCGCTATTGCGGCTGCGCTGAACCGCGCGGCGGACATGGCTATGGCCGAGGCCGTCCGCAAGGTGCGTGATATCTATACGATTAAGGCGCGCGACGTGCGGCAGACGATGCACATAAGCCGCGCGCGGCCCGGCGACACAACGCCGACGGCTATTATCAGCTCAAAGGACGGCGCGCTGCCGCTGGACAGGTTTAAAATGCGGCCTACGCGCCCGCCCAAAAAACGGCGCGAGGTGCAAATTGAGGTACGCAAGGGCCGTACCCGCGGCATGGGGCGGCGCAATTTTGTTGCGCAGATGCCGAGCGGCAAAATAGGTGTTTTTGCCCGTACCGGAGAATGGCGCACAATGCGTGCTGGCCGTTATGCCGGGCAGGTGCGCGAGGCAATAAAACTGTTGTATGGCCCGGCAATCCCTGTTATGTTGGGCGTGCCTGATGTGGCTGATGCTGTAACCGCCCGCGCGGGTAGCGTGGTGCTCGACAGATTGGAGCACGAAATCGGGCGCTTATTTGATAAGGGGCGCAAACGATGATTGAGTTGTGCAATGCCATTGAGGCGCATATAGCCAATGCTGTCAAGGACCTGCGTATGGCGTACCCGCGCGGCGAAGCCCGCCCGCCGCAGGTTGTGCATGGTTTTTTGCCGCCCAAACAGCGCGGTAATGATGCCGATGATGACGCGCCGTTTATTATTGTGCGCCCTGTTGATGGCAGCGATGGCGAACAGGATAGTACCGTAACCATCGCCCTGATTTTTTCGGCGTATGCCGAGGATGAGCGGGGGGTTGACGAGGTTTTGCATGCATTATGGCGCGTGCGCAATAGTTTGCTGGCAACGCGTATACTTGAAAACCGTTTTAAGATGCGGCTGCCGCTTGACTGGCGGGTATACGAGGACCAGCCCGCGCCGTATTGGTTCGCGGCAATGGTGACGCGCTGGGTTATTAACCAGCCACAACGACAAATGGAGGGCTTTGTATATGGCTCAGAAATCTAACAAAAAAACGGTACCCGCAAAACGTGAGCGGCTGGTGTATTGCGGGCCTAACCTGCCCGGCGGTCGCCTGCCCGCTTTTACCGTTTTTGCCGGTGGCATCCCCGGCAACGTGCAGGCAATCATTGCCGAGTGCGCCGACGTGCGCGGGCTTATTGTGCCCGTTGACCGTCTGGCCGTAGTGCGTGCGCGGGTTGCAGACCGCACCACCGCCGAGGCGGCGCTTTACGCGGCTGTGCGCAAACATTTCAACGTCTAGGAGGCTAGGCAATGGCTTATAAACACGGCGTCCATATCTATGAGCAGCCTACCAGTATTGTGCCGCCCGTGCGCACGTCTGCCGGTCTGCCCGTAGTTTTCGGCACCGCGCCTATAAACATGGGCGATGTTGCCAACGTAAACAAACCTGTGCTGTGCTACACGTACACCGAGGCAGTGCAGGCTATGGGCTACAGCAACGATTGGGCAAGTTTCACTCTGTGCGAGTTCATAAAATCGCATTTTGCGCTGTTCGCCTGCGCGCCTGTCGTTCTGGTAAACGTACTTGACCCCGCGCAGCATACTGCCAGCGTGAGCGGTGAGGCGGGCACTGTAACCGGCGGCAAGTATGTGCTGGCCCAGCAGGGCGTATTGACCGGCACCGTAGTTGTTAAAAACAGCGACGGTACCACAACGCACGTGCTCAACACCGATTATACCGTCGCGTTTGACGACGACGGAACAACCGTTATCAGCATAACCGATGGCAGCTCCATTGCCGAGGGTGCTATCATCACGGTTGACTACGACCACCTCGACGCAACACTGGTTACAACCGACGACATCATCGGCGGTATCGACGTAACCACCGGCGCACCTGAAGGGCTGGAACTGGTTAACGAGATCTTCCCTCGTTTCCGCCTTATACCCGGACTTATTTGCGCGCCCGGCTGGTCGCATGAGCCTGCCGTTGCCGCTGTGATGGCTGCCAAGGCGGGCAATATCAACAGCCATTTCAAGGCGGTTGCGCTGACAGACGTACCCACGGACACCGTGAGTAAGTACACGGATGTTGCGGCATGGAAAAACAACAACAACTATGTCGACGAGCTGCAGGTTGTGTGCTGGCCTAAGGTTAAGCTGGGCGACGAGGTTTTCCACCTGTCGACGCAGCTTGCTGGCTTGATTGCGCAGACAGATGCGGCCAACGAGGACGTGCCGTATGTCAGCCCGTCGAATAAAAACCTGCAGATGGTGGCCGCAGTTGTCGCCGATGGCACCGAGGTGTGGCTCGGCCCCGATGCCGCCGCATACCTCAACGGGCAGGGCATTGTGACCGCTTTGAATTTCATCGGTGGCTGGAAATGCTGGGGCAACCGCACCGGGTGTTACCCCGGTGTGACCGATGTAAAGGACGCCATGTTGCCCATCCGGCGTATGTTTAACTGGATAGGCAACACGCTGGTGCAAACTTTTTGGCAGAAGGTTGATTACCCCATCAACCGGCGCCTCGTTGAGACCATCGTAGACAGCGCGAATATTTGGCTCAACGGGCTGGCCGCCCGGCAGTTTATTCTCGGCGGGCGTGTGGCGTTCCTGCCCGAGGAAAACCCGGCAACCGACCTCATGGACGGGATTATCAAGTTCCACGTCTATGTGACGCCGCCCAGCCCCGCGCGTGAAATTGATTTCATCCTCGAATACGACCCGCAGTACCTTGAAACGCTGTTTGGTTAGGAGGTAGGCAATGGCAAATAACGTACCCGAAAAACTTATTAACTTCCGCGTGTATTTGGACGGTGCCGACATGGTCGGCATTGCCGACGCGCAGCTGCCCTCGCTCGAGGCGATGACCGAAACCGTTAAGGGCGCGGGTATTGCTGGCGAGGTTGACAGCCCCGTATTGGGGCATTTCGGCAGCATGACATTAACCCTCAACTGGCGCACCATCACCGGCAACGCCATTGAGCTTGCCAAGCAACGGGCGCACAATCTGGAACTGCGCGGCGCGCAGCAGGAGTACGACGCGGGCAACGGCACGTATAAGACCGTGCCTGTCAAGGTGACCTGCCGCGCGGTGCCGAAAAAGTTTGACCTCGGCAAGCTCGACGTGGGCGCCAGCACCGAATCGCAAAGTGAGTTTGAGGTGTCCTACATCAAGTTGTTTGTGGACGGCGAGGAAAAGGTTGAACTCGACAAGTTCAACTATATTTACAAGGTAAACGGCGAGGACATTCTCGCAGAAGTGCGGCAGGCGCTGGGCCTGAACTAGGGGGGGCGCGGATAATGGAACGCATTGAATTTGCAAAGCCGGTTACTATTGAGGGCACGGAATACACGGGTCTTGACCTGAATTTCGATAAGCTCACCGGCGACGATATAATCGCCTGCGAGCGCGAGTTTACGGCTACTGGTGGCGTTGCCACGGTGCACGAACTGTGCAAGGGTTTTCTCGCAATCGTGGCGGCCCGCGCTGCCGGTGTTGCGCCTGATGTAATCCGCGCGTTGCCCGCGCGCGAGTTCAGCAAAGTGACGGTTGTCGCGCAAAATTTTTTGCTCGACTAGGGTTAACACGGCGGCCCGCGCAAACCGTGCGGGCCGTTTCTTGCATGTTAGCCCGTGCCAAGACGTACACTCCGGTGTCGTATTGGTTAACCGTGCCGCTGTGTGATTTGGGGTTATGGGTTGAGGCTGTAAAGGAGGCGGAACCGCGTGGCTAAAATCTATCAAGTAGCGTTTGAGCTTGCCGGTAAAGTAGCGGGAAGTTTCAATAAATCAATGTTGACGGCCAGCGGCCACCTTGACAAGCTGGGCGGGCGCATTGCCGCATTGCAACGGCAGTCTGCTGATATTGATAATTTCCGTCGCCTGAAACAGCAGGTCGGCGCAACGGGTGCCGAGTTTGCCGCCGCCGAACGGCGCGTTGCCGAGTTGGCGGCAGAAATACGGAACACCGACAACCCCACAAAGGGGTTGCAGCGTAGTTTTGAGGCGGCGAAAACAAAGGCCGGAAAGCTGAAAGCCGCACTTGCCGACCAGCGGCAGGAGCTGCACCGCGTGCGCGAATCGTTGCGCAGTGCGGGCATATCGACAACCAACCTGGTTGGGCAGCAGGAAAAATTAGCACAGTCTGCAGAGCGGGCGCGGCGGGCGCAGGAAAAATTGCGGACTGTTATCAGTAAACAGGAGCAGCTCCGTAACCGGCGTGCGGACCTGCAGGGGCAGCTCGTCGGCGCTGCGGGCATGGCGCTGGCAATGGCGGCACCTATACGGGCGGCCATGCAGTTTGAAAGCGCCATGTCGGACGTCAAAAAGGTTGTTGATTTTGAGACACCGGCGCAGTTCCGCGAAATGGGGCAGGATATCCTCAAGATGTCGCAGCGTATACCTATGGCTGCCGACGGCCTAGCCGCCATTGTTGCGGCGGCAGGGCAGGCGGGTATAGCCCGCACAGAGCTTGCCGCGTTTGCCGAATCCGCCGCGAAAATGGGCGTTGCGTTTGACATCACGGCTGACGAGGCCGGTACACTGATGGCAAAGTGGCGCGCGAGTATGGGGTTGACGCAGGGGCGTGCCGTAGCGCTGGCCGATGCTATTAACCACCTTTCAAACAACATGGCCAGCAACGCGGCAGAGGTTGCCGAGGTTGTGCGGCGGCAGGGTGCGCTTGCGCAGGCAAACGGCCTTGCCGAGCAGCAGACGGCGGCCCTCGCCAGTGCGCTGATTGCTGGCGGTGCTGGCCCTGAAATTGCCGCTACCGCGCTTAAAAACCTGACGCTCGCGCTTTCGGCAGGCACGGCGGCAACGGGGCCGCAGCAGGAGGCGTTTGCCGCGCTCGGGTTGGAAGCGGGCGCAATGGCACAGATGATGCAGGACGACGCGCAGGGTGCCATAATGACCGTCATGGAGGCATTGCGCGAACAGCCCGCCGATACGCGCGGCTCGCTGGCACAACTGTTGTTCGGCAAGGAAAGCTTGGGCGCCATTGCCCCGCTGATGCAGAACCTTGACAGCCTGAAAAGCGCGTTTGACATGGTTGGCGATGCTACGCGCTACGCTGGCAGTATGCAGGCTGAATACAACGAGCGCAGCAAAACCACGGCCAACGCGATGCAGCTCATGCGCAACCGTGTTGCCGCGCTGGGTATCAATATAGGTACCGCGTTGTTGCCCGGCCTGAACGCCGTGCTCGGCGTGTTGGGGCCGATAGTTTCCGGTGTGGCGGATCTTTCCGCGCGTTTCCCGCTGTTGACGCAGGTTATTAGCGGCGTGACAATAGGGTTGATTGCGCTCAAGGTCGCCAGCATTGCGGGCGGCTATGCGTGGACGTTCCTCGCCGACGGCGCGCTTATGGTGCGCAAGGCGGTGCTTTTGGTGCAGTCCGGCGCGCTACTGGCCAAGGGGCAAATCATTGCAACCACGGTTGCCACAAAAGCATGGGCGGCGGCGCAATGGCTGATTAACGCGGCCATGACGGCAAACCCGATAGGGTTGATTATTGCTGCCGTTGCCGCGCTCGGTCTGGCGGCGTACGCTATTATCAAGCATTGGGACAAGGTGCGCGAATTTTTCGCGGGCCTGTTTGACTGGTGGCTCGATAAACTGCAGGCGGTTATAGGTTTTGCCGGTAAAGTTGCCGGGTTGCTGGGGCTGGGCGGCGGCGGTGATGCCGCACCGGCGGCCACCACGGCAGCGGGTATGCAGCCGGTGGCCGCGCACGCCAAGGGCGGTATATTCAGCCGCCCGCATTTGGGCCTCGTTGCCGAGGCTGGGCCGGAGGCTATTGTGCCGCTATCGGATAAGGCGCGCGGGTTGGATGTGCTGCACGGCGCCGCGCGGGCGCTTGGTGCCGGTGGTGGCGGTGGCGGCATCAACCTCACGTTTTCGCCTACTATAAACGTTGGCAGCGGCGATGCCGAGGCGGTAAAACGCGGTGTCCGTGCCGGTGCCGACGAGATGGTCGCAAAACTCAAGGCGGCTATGCAGCAGGAGCGGAGGCTCAGTTATGCCTAGCGTTTACAGCACTGTGCAGGGTGATACATGGGACATTATTGCGCTGCGCGTGTACGGCAGCGAGAAGGGCATGGACGTGCTCATTAACGCGAATCCGGCCTACCGTGAAACGGTGTTTTTTGGTGCGGGTGTGGTGCTGGCAGTGCCCCCCGCACCTGCCACCGTAAACGCCAACCTGCCGCCGTGGCGTAGGGGTGCATAGATGCAGGCGCGGCGCACAGAGGTGCAGATTTATTATGAGGGTGTCGACATAAGCGCTGAGCTTTCCGGCTACCTCGAATCAATGGAATATACCGACAACGCCAGCGGCAAGGTTGACGACCTGACACTGCGGCTGGACAACAGCGACGGCGTATGGTCCGGCGACTGGATGCCGGGCAAGACCGACCGCATACGGGCAACCATTGTGCAGGTTGAGGATGGCAGGGCTGTGGCGCGCCTATACTGTGGTGAATTTCAGGTTGACGAGATAGAGTGCAGCGGCTGGCCGCTGGTTGCAGCATTGCGCGCGGCCAGTGTGCCGGTTAACACGGCAGTACGGCGCGAAAAAAAGAGCCGTGCTTGGGAGGCCGTGCAGTTGTCCGGCATTGCCGCCGAGGTTGCCGAACTGGCGGGGCTGGCACTGGTATATGATGTTGCCGCCGATACGCAGTATGACCGCGTGGACCAGCGGGACGAAAGCGATTTGGCGTTCCTGCAACGGCTGTGCAAGGACGCGCAGTTGGCGCTCAAAGTAACCGACCGGCAAATAATCGTTTTTGACGAGGCGGAGTACGACGCGAAAGCGCCGGTTGCCACCATAACGCCCGCTGATATTGATGCGTTCGGGTTTAAAACGCAGGCGCACGACGTGTATAAAGCGTGCAAAATAACGTATTTTGACCCGCAGGACAAACAGCTAAAAGAGTACACGTATACCGCACCGGGTATCCGCGCGGGGCACACGCTTGTGCACCGCATGCGGGTTGGCAGCATTGCCGAGGCTGAAAGGTTGGCACAAAAAATGCTTCGTGATAAAAACAAACATGAGACAACAGCGGCAGTCAGTATGCGGGGCAATACGGGGCTGGTTGCCGGTGTCAATGTTGCGCTGGCCGGTTTCGGCAATTTCGACGGCAAATATGCCATAACTGTTGCGAAACACGTTGTTGAGAACGGCTATACGACGGCGCTTGAACTGCGGAGGGTGTTTGATGATTAGCGAATTGGACGAGCGCGTACGCGCGCTTGAATCGTTGTTGGCAAACGTGGTGCGCATCGGCGTTGTGGTATCAACCAACCCGGCGGCGCATACCGTACGCGTGGCGTTTGGCGACCGTGATAATATCGTATCTAGCCCGCTTCCGGTGCTGGTTCCCAAGGCACACAGCGATAAATTTTACAGGCTGCCCGACGTTGGCGAGCAGGTTCTGTGCGTGTTCCTTCCTTCTGGCGTCGAGCAGGGGTTCGCCATTGGCGCACTGTATAGCAGGGCCGATGCAACCCCTGCCGCATCGCAGGACAGGCATATTGTGCAGTACGCCGACGGAACGCGCACCGAGTACGACCGCGCCAGCCATACGATAACGATAACCATAGGCGACACTGCCGCGACGCTGGACAGGGAAAAAGTTTTGTTGACGGCGGGCGGCGTGCAGGTTTTGATTGATGGCACGGGGTTGCACACTACGGGAGGCGGCGTCACCCACAACGGCATCAATATTGGCGACACGCACGTCCACGGCGGTGTGCAGGTTGGCAGTGATAACACCGGCGGCCCGGCGTAACCTGTTGCAAAAAACCGGCGGGCGCGGTAGTGTGGGGAAAACGTAAAGGGGTGTAGCCTTGCTCGGTTATCTTGGAAGTCTGGTTTTTTCGGTATCTGCCGACAACGTCAAAACATTTGACGCCCTACAGCGCGGCGCGAGTGCCCGCTGGGCGGAACACCAGATACACGGCAAAAAACCCGTACTCGAATTTATCGGCCCTGATGCTGACAGCCTGTCATTTACAATGCGGCTCGATATTGCGCACGGCGTAAACCCGCTGGAAGAAATCGCGGACATACGCGAGTTTATAACTACTGGCGAGGTGCTGCCGCTGGTTTTGGGCGAACGGTTTATCGGCGATTTTGTAATCAAATCGTTCGATGAGGCATGGACGCGCATAGACGGGCGCGGCAATGTGCTGATTGCCGATATAAGCGTCACATTACAGGAGCACAACTATGCCTGAGTTTGACGTTACCGCGCAGCTGACGGGCGTAGATTTTGGCGCAACCGGCGTTGCCGAGGTGCTGCAAAACGTGCGCACCATATTAACAACGGAACGTTACAGCGTACCACTCGACCGGCAGTTTGGCATAAACGCCGATATGTTGGATGAACCGCTGCCCCGCGCAAAGGCCAAACTTTCCGCAGAAATCATAGCGGCCATACGCCGCTATGAGCCGCGCGCCCGTGTGACAGGCATCAGTTTTTCAGGTGACGGCATGGATGGGCGGCTGATACCTACTGTGAGGGTGTATGTCGATGCTGAATAACCTGCCGGACGTTGATTTTACAGTAAAGGACACGGCCACTATAGAAGCCGATGTCATCGGGCACTACGAGGCCGCGACGGGTAAAAAACTATACCCGGGCGACCCCGTGCGCCTGTTCCTTGAGTCTGTGGCATACCGCATAGCGCAGCAGCGCACCTTGATTGATTTTGCCGCTAAGCAGAATCTGCTTGCATATTCAAGCGGCGATTTCCTCGACCACCTCGGCGCGCTCGTGGGCACGGCCCGCAACCCCGCGCAGCCCGCGCTTACAACTGTGCGTTTTACGCTGTCTGCCGTGCAGGCCGGTGTCGTCACAATCCCCAAGGGCAGCCGCGTAACGCCGGATGGCCAGTTGTTTTTTGCCACCACGGCGGCGGGAACCGTACCGCCCGGCGAGATGTATGTTGACGTGCAAGCTGCGTGCCAGACGGCGGGCACAGCGGGAAACGGTTTTGTAGCCGGGCAGATTGCCGTATTGGTTGACCCCGTGCCGTATGTGGCCAGTGCCGTCAACACGACGACAACGGCGGGCGGCGCCGACACCGAAAGCGACGATAATTACAGGTTGCGTATATCGCAGGCGCCGGAGCAGTTTAGCGTTGCGGGGCCGTACCGGGCGTATGAGTATTGGGCGCGTACGGCGAACCAGGCCATTATTGATGTGTCGGTGTACTCGCCTACGCCGGGCGTTGTGCAGGTGCGCCCGCTTATGGTTGGTGGCACGCTGCCGACGCAGGATATACTCGACGCCGTTGATGCCATAGTTTCGGCTGATGATATCCGCCCGCTGACTGACAATGTCGAGGTTCTGGCGCCGGAAACGGTTACCTATGACATAACGGCGACGTACTACCTCGACGCGGACACAGCAAGCCCCGCAGCGGTGCAGGCAACCATTGATGATGCGGTTGCCGCGTTCCAGTTGTGGCAGTCCGGAAAGCTGGGGCGTGACATTAACCCGTCCGAGCTGGTGCGGCGCATACGTGATGCGGGGGCAAAACGTGTTACGGTGACGGCACCTGTGGACACGCCGCTCGAGGTGTGGCAGGTTGCGCAGGTTGGCACGGTTACGGTGACATACGGGGGGCTTGAATAATGGCACGCGAATTGCAGGACGTTACACTGCTTGACATCCTGCCGGGCAGCATTGCGCACGACGAGGACGTGCAGGCCGCAGCCAGTGCGCTGGGTGTTGCAATGTCCGATGTGGAGCGTGACATATCGCTGGCCTACCTGTTTTCGCGCATTGATACCCTGCCCGAGGACGTGCTGGACCACCTCGGTTATCAGTTTCACATAACCGGCATTGAGGGGTGGCGGCTGGCGGCAACGGTTGCCGAAAAACGTAACCTTGTGCGTACGGCAATTGAGATACACCGGAAAAAGGGCACGAAATATGCAGTTGTGCGCGTGCTCGATTTGCTGGGTATGCGCGGCGTGGTTTCCGAGTGGTTCGAGTACGGCGGCAATCCGTACACGTTCAAAATCGATATTGACGTTGTGGGCTACCCCATCACTACAGAGGTGCTCGCGCTGCTGGATGACCTAGTGGGCGAGTACAAGAGCGCCCGCAGCCACTACGAGGTTGACCTCGGATTGGCACAGCGGTCAAAAATTTATCTCCCCGCATGGATGCAGACGGGCCACGTGGACACGCTGTACCCCGGTATAGCGGGTGCGCTGGCCGTGACGACCCCCGTTTACCACGGGCAGGGCTACCACACATGGGACATTGTGCGCCTGTTCCCCGAGGCGACGTAAACTATCGAGGCTAGCGGCGAATTTTACGCAACGGGCGCAACGGTACAGGTTAATACGATGACAATCTACCCGCAGGAGGTCTAGGGATGGCCGATTTTTACACGATACTGACGAACACTGGCCGCAGCAAATTGGCGGCGGCACAGGCAGCGGGCACGGCGGTGCAGCTGTCGCATATGGCGCTGGGTGACGGCGGTGGCAGCTACCACACACCGGACCCCACACAGACGGCGCTCGTTAACGAGCGTTACAGAAACGCGCTTAACAGCGTGGCGGTTGACCCGCAAAATGAATTTTGGCTCGTGTGCGAACTCGTTGTGCCGTCCGCGACCGGCGGTTTTTATATTCGGGAGGTCGGCGTTTTTGACGTTGACGGCGACCTGATAGCGGTTGGCAAGTACCCGGAAACGTACAAGCCCACACTCGCCGACGGCGTAGCAAAAGATCTGCACATCAAAATGATTTTTGAAACGTCCAACGCCGCCAGCGTGTCTATTTCCGTTGACCCGTCCGTTATACTGGCCAGCAGGGATTACGTTGACGAGCATGCAGCAGTCAACGCAACCGAAACAACGAGCGGCCACATAGAACTGGCCACCGTTGCCGAGGCGCAGGCGGGAACTGACACAGAGAGGGCGGTAACACCTGCGGGGCTGGCTGCTGCGTTGTCAGAAATCGACCTCACAGGATACGTACAGAGCAGCGAGTTTACGCAGAGTCTGGGCGAAAGCGGCTGGCAACGGCTGCCCAGCGGGCTGATTCTGCAGTGGGGCACCGGTTCTGTATCAACTGGAGTCGCCACAGAGGTAACGCTGCCGATCGCCTACCCGAACGCGCAGCTGTCTTGCGTTGCTGTTATCGGCATTGACTACGGTTCTGCCGGCAACGACGCCATCGCTGTATACAACAGGATGGCAGGCAAGTTCACCCTGAAGGGAGAACACTCCGGTTCAACAGTAATGCCATATTCATACATCTCCATCGGCTACTAAGGAGGCCGCGCAATGAAATACAGCCCTTCAACAAACGCATTCTACCATCCCGCAGTTCACGGCCATGCCATTCCTGCCGATGCCGTGGCCGTCAGTCCCGAAGAGCATGCCACACTGCTGGCCGCACAGGCGCGTGGTGAAATCATCAGACCCGACGAAAACGGCCAGCCCGTGGCGGTTGCACCCGCGCCGCATGTGCCGACCCGCGCCGAACTGCTCGCCGCTATAAACGCCGAAAAAAACCGGCGGCGGGACGGCGGGTTTACCGTTGACGGCGTGCTGTGGGACAGCGATTATGCCGCGCGGCTGGCGTATGCCGAGGTGCGCACCGCGTTTGATGCCGACCCCGCGTACACAGTAGAGTGGAAGGCCAGCGCGGGCCAGTGGGTTACACTGGACAAGGCGTTGTATGATGCCGTGCGCGCAGCGGGCGCAGCGCATATAGCCGCAGCGTTTGCATGGCAGCGGCAGAAAGAGGAAGAACTGGCGGCCCTGCCCGACGGCGAGCTGGGCACGTTCACCATTTAACCGCACGGGGTTGTGGTTGCGCCGTGTTTAATTGGTTGCCGTAACCTTGCCCCGCATTGCGTTATAGGTTATACCTAAAAGAAAACCGCAAGGGGGGGGGTGTATGTATGGCACCGCGCCAGCCACAGCTTGACCAGACGACAATAGATATTATCAAAGCTACGGTACGCGAAGCGGTGCGCGAGGCAAACACGGAACACAAGTGCATCGTAGGGCTGTCGCCGGACGACCGCAAGGTTTTTGACCAGCTGCGGGTCATGCTTGTTGAGCACAACCCTACAGAATTGCGCGAAAACCACGAGTTTATTAAGTGGGTGCGCAGCGTCCGCAACAAGGTGGGCAACGTGTTCATCGGCGTTGTTGTCGTAGCCCTCACAACATGGGCGGGCATAAAATTATTCCCGTCTATTTTCCACAAATAGGAGGCGTTACCATGATTGATTACATCACACAGAACTGGAGCGGCATTGTTGCCATTGCCACCGCAGCCGTCACGCTGGCAAGCGCCATTGCTGCACTCACCCCTACACCCAAGGATGACGGCATTGTCAAGGTGCTGTATAAACTGGTTGACTGGCTGGCCCTGAACGTAGGGAAAGCCAAGGACAAATAAGGCCATGTTTAAATGGCTTGACGTGCTGGCAAGGATCGCGCAATTTGTGCTGGGCCTTGTGCAGCAGAGCAGGCGGGAGGCGCAGCAACGTGAAGTACAGGAAGAAAGCCGCCGCATTGATAGTGACCCTGTTGCTGTTTTCCGTGAGCGTTTCGGGGTGCGTGACGACGGGCGGGCAGGCGGAACCGGCACCACTACCGCCGCGCCCGACACTGGAAAGCATGACGGAAAATGAACAGGGCGGCATATGCATTGACCGGCAGGACACTGCCGAGTTGCTGCATTATATTGACGCTCTGGAACGGAGGTAGCCTATGGCTGTTTATAAATGCCAGTTTTTCAACATAAAAGAACTCGTGCCGCGCGCGTTTTACGAGCACTACGGCGATACCGACCGTGCGTGGATGGTATTCGACCAGCGTGCGTTGCGCGCACTGGACGAACTGCGGCGGGTGTTCGGCGCGTGCACCGTTAACGACTGGCCGTTTGGCGGCACAAATGAATACCGGGGCTACAGGCCGCCCGGCTGCACGGTAGGCGCTGCGCTGTCCCAGCACCGTTTCGGGCGGGCGTTTGACTGCCATTTCCAATATGCTACGGCTGCCGATGTGCGGCAGTATATCCGCGAGGAGCACGCCAACATCGCGGGCCTGATAACCCGCGTTGAGGATAACGTGAGCTGGCTCCATTTCGACACTGGTAACCATTATCCCGGCATTCGGTTTTTTGCGCCCTGACGCTTGCGCTGCCGTGTACGGTATATATGGTGTGCCCATCCGGGCTTGTAACCCCGCTGTTTAGCAATGGCAAGCAAGTCCTGCAGCGTTTCGGCCTGCCCCTGTTCGCGGCGCATGGCCGCACGGCGTGCCATAATGACGGCTGGGTCTATTTCCTGCAGTTCGCCGTCAACCTCCTCAAGTGCGCGCGGTTTTGGTGTATACTCATATCCGCATTGCGGGCATTTAGGTGCGGGGTTGTGTACGGCAAAGCACTGCGGGCACTGCTTAAAACGTTCGTCGGCATCCTTTTTGCCGCCGCTTTTGCCCTGCTTGCCGTCCAGTGACCATTCGCGCTCCTCCTCGGCCAGCCCGTGCCGTTCGAGGTTCCCGACGTGGTCGAGTATAAAGCTGCACGCTTTGCCGGGGTGCGTGCGCAATACACGGCCTACCTGTTGCAGGTGCAGACTGAGGCTGTGCGTAGGGCGCAGCAGGATTGCAGCCGTCACGACGGGCAGGTCAAAGCCCTCATTGATTATTTCGCAGCTTGTGAGCACCCGTATTGTACCGTTGCCGAGGTCATAAACCCTTTTTTTTCGCTCGTGGTCCGTGAGCGTGCCGTCAATGGTGGCCGCCGGTATGCAGGCCGCGCGGAACGTCTCGGCAACGTGTTCGGCGTGGGCAACGCTGGCGCAGAACGCGACGGCAGGTGCGCCGTGGCATATTTTGCGGTAATGTGCCACGGCGTCGCCGGTTATGGTCGGTTTATCCATGCGCGCCGCCGTTTCCCTGCGTGCGAAATCGCCGCCTTGCTTGCGTATGCCGGACAAATCCGCGCGGCTGGGCGGCGCATAGTATACGGGGCGCGATAAAAAACCGCGCGTTATCAGCTCGTGGACAGGCGGCCCCAACACCATGTCATCAAACACGCCGCCGCAATCGATACCCAAACCCTGCCCGTCAAGCCGTGCCGGTGTTGCCGTCACGCCCAGCACACGCGCCGCCGGGTATGCGCTTAAAACCCTGCGCCAGCTGCCTGCAGTGGCGTGGTGGCACTCGTCAACCACAATCAAGTCCGGCGGCGGCGCTATATGTGTACGCCGCACAAGCGTCTGCACGCTGGCCACCTGCACCGCGCGCGTATAGTCCGGTGTGTAGCGTGGCGATATTAGCCCGTGGCGTACCCCGCACTCGGTCAGTGTGTCGCTGGCCTGCCGCAAAAGTTCGTCGCGGTGCACCAGTATATATACGCGGTTGCCCTTGGCGGCTGCCCCGTCGGTTATGTGGGCAAAGCAGACGGTGTTGTGCGTTACGGTAAAATCGCCCAACAGAAAAAGCCTGTCTGCACCGTCAATTTCGAATCCGTAATACCGGCCAACGCCAACAGGCTCAACGCGTATACCGGTGCGCAATACGTTTTTTTTCTGTTTGCGTGGCTGGGCCTGCCTGCGTGGCACTCGGCACGGCACCGTATCTAAGTGGCCCGATATGGTTATCGACCAATATTCATGACGCGCACCTGTGTTGGTGCAAGTTTTTTTTACAGGACGAACATACGCGGCAAAACCTAGCGACCTAGCGAGGAAAACCGTATCCATAGCAAGCGCCCGCTGCTTGAAAACTATACTCCAGTGTCCATGGTGCAGGTATCCATCAGTGTCTATCAGGCCAGCCAGTAGTTGTAACCTGTCCTGCCTGCTGGCCGTCTTGTAAGCGTGCGGAATGTGCTTGTTGAGTATCAAGTCTAGTTCGCCAAGCGCTTTTTTGATGTGGTTGCTTTTGTAGCCACGTCCAACAGCGCTATTGTTTGGCCTAGTTATTGTGTATTGCGGCACTTTGTCGGTGTCGTGTATGCGTACGTTGTGGCCTATTGATTCAGCATATGCAATCCACTCGGCCACCACCTCGGCGTCCACGTTGCAAATGCTCGCCGTGCGTGAATTGCCATCACCGAGCCACACGCCAAGGATGTATGGCGGCAGTGGCAATTGCCTTTTTTCGCCCAAATCTGGGAAGTCGACACCCGTGCGCCAACCTTTTGCGGCATGCTTGAATTTTTTGCTTGATGATATGTATTCGCTGATAGTTATGTTTGCCACATCGCCAGCATTAAAACGCTGGCCGCTTGCTGACATAACGCTATTCTTTCCGCTTATAACTAGGCTCAGAACGTGGCTTGCATTAACCGTATACGGCTCGCCCTTTGTTGGTGTTATGCGGTACATTTCCTCGGTGCCGGTACACTTTGACACAACGCTGCGCGGGCCACTATCAGGCCCCATTAATACATCACCTACTGTTACGTTTTCTGCTGTCTTAATTGTTCCGTCGTACATAAGCACTGGTGTACCTGCGGCCAGACATTTCCCTCCGCCGGTGCCCAGCACAAGGCACGGAGCTTTACAACCCCGTGCGTATGACTGCCGCAGCGCATCAACAGCCCGCCGCTGATAATCGCGTAACTGGTAGCGCATCACTGTGCCCGCTTTTCTGCCGCCGCTATGGTTTCGTCAATTTTTATCAGCACGCGGTATTGCGGGCTGGTGCGGCCAGTTTCCCAGCGGTACCACGTGGAAAACGGCAGGCCGCACCGTTCGAGCAGTGCTTTTTTGTCCCAGCCGATAGCCGCAGCCCGGCTTTCAAAATCTGTCAATATATCCTTAACAGTCTGCATAATGCCTCCGTGTATGGGTTAATTTCGTTGCACATTAGCAAAGGCACGGCACAATTGCAAGGCATAAAAAAAAACAAAAAAACCGCTTGCCATTGCTTTGCAGTTTTGCTAGTTATGGTGCCACGGACGGCATACAGCCGGACAACACACAACTGAAAAGGAGCAACACACCATGACGAAAATAGTTAAATTGACGGCAGAAAACGTAAAGCGGCTGCGCGCCGTTGAAATCACCCCCGACGGCAACCTTGTTGTCATTGGTGGCAGGAACGCACAGGGCAAAACCAGCGTGCTTGATTGCATAATGTATGCGCTTGCGGGCGGCAAAGCCTTGCCCGCAAAGCCGTTGCGTGACGGCGAAAAGAAAGGAAAAATCATTGCAGAGCTTGACGATTTTATAGTTACGCGCACGTTTACCGAGGCGGGCGGCGGCACGCTCAGGGTCGAAAACAAAGAAGGCGCGCAATTCAAAAGTCCGCAGGCAATACTTGACGGGCTGACTGGTCAGCTGGCCTTTGACCCGCTGGCCTTTTCCCGCATGGAGCCGCGCAAACAGCTTGACACGCTGCGTGAACTCGTTGGTCTTGATTTCGAGGAATATGACGCCAAACGCAAGGCACTCTACGATGAACGCACAGCGGTAAACCGTGATGGCAAGGCCCTCGCCGCGCAATACGATGCCGCGCCACACCACGACGACGCGCCGGAAAATGAAACGCCTCTTTCGGAACTGCTTGAAGAACAAGCGCGGCTTGATGATGCCCAGCGTGCGCATGACGAGGCTGTGCGCACCTCTGACACGCTTGTTGGTATGGAGGCAGATTTGATTGATGACATTGCAGACCTTGAAATGCGCATTGCTGGAAAGCGCGAAAATCTTGACGAGGTGCGCAAAAAAATCAAACGGCAGGCCAAAATTATAACTGAACGACCCGATATGGGCGGGCAGCTTGCCGAAATACGCCAGCGTATTGCAACAGCAGACGAGGCCAACCGCAAGGCGCGCGAAAACAAAAAACGCGCCGAGCTCGCCGCACTGCTTGACGAGAAGCGCGCCGAGTCACATCGGTTGGGCGAGGAAATCAAAGCTATTGATAACTCAAAAGCGGCCAAAATTGCTGCGGCGACGTTCCCCATTGACGGCCTTTCGATAGGTGACGACGGCGTGCTGTACAATGGGATCCCGCTTTCACAGGCCAGCGCAGCCGAGCAACTTCGCGTTTCTGTCGCCATAGGCATAGCGGCAAATCCCAAACTGCGCGTCATGCTCATACGCGACGGCAGTTTGCTTGATGATGAGTCGCTCGCAACCATCGCAAGTATGGCAAACGATGCAGACGCTCAGGTGTGGATTGAACGTGTTGGCAAGGGTGCCGAATGCTCGGTCATCATTGAGGACGGCGCCGTCGAGTAGTAAACTATGGGGCGGGAAACCGCCCTTACATACACAGGAGTAACACACCATGAAACCAGGCATATACCACGGGCTGAGCAACGCGGATTACCACAGCGGCGAGGGCATATCGAAAACCGGCCTCGACCGCATCAACCGTTGCCCGGCGTTTTACCAGCACTGCAAAACACAACCCCACAAGGAAACCCCCGCGCTTGTTTTTGGGCGCGCGGTGCATACCGCCGTGCTTGAGCCGCATCTGTTTGCCGCCGAGTATGCGGTTGTGCCGGATATTGACAGGCGCACAAAGGCGGGCAAGGAGGAGTACGCCGCTTTCATCGTCGACAACGGCGACAAAACCATACTGACCGCCGACCAGTACGCACGGGCCGAGGCTATACAGACCGCCGTTTATGCACACCCCGCCGCAGCGGCGTTGCTTGGCGGGCAGGGGCTTAATGAGGCGAGCATATTCTGGCACGACGAGGCAAGCGGCGTACTGTGTAAGTGCAGGCCGGACAGGCTGCGCGATGACAACATCATTGTGGACGTAAAAACAACGACGAACGCGAGCCACGAGCATTTTATACGGGACGCGTACAACTACCGATACCACGTGCAGGCGGCGTACTATATGGATGGTGTCGGTGCCGCAACGGGTAACGAGCCGCCAGCCTTTATTTTCCTCGCCGTCGAGAGCGAGCCGCCGCACCTCGTGGCGTGCTACATGGCCGATGATGATATGCTGATGTTGGGGCGTGACGAGTACCGCCTGAATCTGGATGCATACGCGGCATGTATGCGCACCGGCGTATGGGGTGGCTATGGCGACAGGGTGCAGCCGCTGGGGCTGCCCGCGTGGGCACTTAAAAAATTGGGGTTGTAATATGTATCGCGAGATTCCCGTTGACACCGACATTGAACAGTACGAAACGCTGATGCGCGTATTGCGGCGCGCATATGCGCAGGCCAGCACGGGCAAGGGCCGGGAACGGCACGCCGCAGAGAACGAACCATTCAGTGAGCAGGTTATTTGCGAGGTTACACGCCGCCTCGGCACCGGCTACCCGCTGGGGCAGGCTGTCAAAAAAATATACGAATCGCAGCGGCTGGGCGGCCCGCGTGGCGTGCACGAACTGCTCGGGGCTATAAACTACATTGCCGCCGCCGTTATCGTTATGGAGGAATGTGCCGATGCTGAATAAAATTATCTGCCTGCTGCGCGGGCACCGTTGGGTGGCGTACAAGGGCCGCACGACCTGCCTGCGCTGCGGTAAAACTAACTACTAGGGGGCTATACCATGACAGCAATTAACATACGGACGGCAGAACGCGAGGGCGCGCGATTGGTTGTGGGTATTGCCGGTGTCAGCGGCAGCGGTAAAACATACACCGCCCTGCAGCTGGCCTACGGCATGGCAAACTACGATGCATCAAAAATAGGTTTCCTCGATACCGAAAACCGACGCGGCAGCCTGTATGCCGACGCACTGCGCAACGGTGACGGCGAGGTGCAGCGTTTCATGATAGGCGACCTCTATGCCCCGTTCAGCCCGGCGCGATACATTGATGCCATACAGGCGTTTCAGCAGGCGGGCGTTGAGGTGCTCATAATAGACAGCGTGACCCACGAATGGGAGGGGCCGGGCGGTTGTGATGACATAGCCCACGGCGGCAATGGAAAGATGGCAAACTGGAAACTGGCAAAAGCGCAGCACAAAAAATTCATGACAGCCATGCTCCAGTGCGACATGCACGTCATATGCTGCATACGTGCCCGCGAAAAAACCGATTTCAGCGACACGAAAAATCCCGTTAAGTTGGGCGTACAGCCGGTGCAGGAAAAAAACTTTATGTTTGAAATGACCGCATCGTTGCTCATGTGGGACGAGGGCAGGGCGCAACAGGTGTTGAAATGCCCCGCCGAACTGCGGCATATATTGGGGCGCGAAAACGGTTATATCACGCCTGCCGACGGTGCCGCCCTGCGGGCATGGGTTGACGGCGCAAAACAGCTCGACCCCAGCGTTGAACGGTACCGCAACCGGCTGCAGAGCGTGACGGACAGGGGCGCCGAGTATGTTAAACAGTGCTGGCAGCAGACACCGGCCAACGTGCGCGGTGCACTTGGCGATGCATTCCGCGACCAGCTGTTTGCAGCCGCAACGGCATACGATGAGCAGGCGGCGGCACACGGCGCCAGCACGGACGACATTAACGACAAAATACTCAAAGGGGGCGGAGATGTATAATTTTAACGTGCGCTCCGGGCGGCCCGAGTGCCCGGTGTCAATGACGTTGTTATTGTTCATGGTTGCCGTACTTTTCCTGTGTGTGGTGAATATTGCGCATGGTAATTTTTTTCTTGCAGCAATGAATTTTTTCACATGCTCGGTTTCGGCGCAGCTTGCCCGCGATGCGCAAAAGGCGCATATTGCGGCAATCCATTTTCAGCGGATATTAGATGTGTCGGGGGTGCTCAATGTCTAACCCCACACCCCAAGAGATACAGGACATATTGCACTATATCGGCGAGCAGGTGTGCCTCGCAATTGAAAAACACCCCAAATTTATTGCTGGCACGGCTACAGCGCCGACAATCCTACTCGAAGAGCTGGGCGAGGCGTGCCAAGCAATAAACGATGGCGATATGCAGGACGCCGTTACCGAATTGCGGCAGGCGGCGTGCGTTATAGTCCGCTGGATACACAGCATCGAGCAAGGGGGCGTATAGCCGTGTACCATATACCCACAAAGGCCACGGCGGTTTATACCGGCGGCGGCATGCGGCTGCAGGGGCGTATATATACCCGTGATAAATTTGGGGTTTATGTGGCGCTGGAGCCTAACGCGCACGACCTATACACGGTAGGGCCGGTGCCGTATGCCGTTTTCTTCGCTAGCGGTTCGGGTTGGAGTTTGCTATAAAAAAAGCCCCGTGCACAATGGCACGGGGCTTAGCGCGGAGCGCGGACAACGGAAGCAACACACAAGCAAACTGTATGCCAAAAAAAGAAAGGACGCAACACAAATGTCGGAAAAAATCATACAGACACAAATTTTGAAGGCCCTTGGCGCGCGGCGTGATGTGCGCCTGTTCCGGCAGAACGTTGGTAATGGATTTATGGGGCGTGTTGTCGGGCAGGGTGACGGCATAGTCACGCTCGAGAACCCGCGCCGCGTTCAGTTTGGGTTGTGCCCTGGCAGTCCGGACCTCGTAGGCTGGCAGGCCGTCACTATAACACCTGATATGGTTGGTAAAAAGTTTGCGGTTTTTACGGGCATAGAGGTCAAAGCACCGCGCGGGCGCGTGCGCAACGAACAGGAAAATTTCATCCGCGTTTTGCGCAGCTTTGGCGGCACGGCAGGTATAGCCCGCAGCGTTGCCGATGCCGAGTCGCTGCTCATCGGCGGGGGTCTGCGCTGATGCAGCAGGTTAATAAAATCGAATTTGAAAAAATAAAAGCGGCGGCGAACATCAACCCGTTGCCCATCGTTGAGCGGCTAGTCCCCGGCGGCACAATACGCGGCGCTGAATACGTCGCACGTCTGCGCGCCGATGACCACGACCCCAGCTTTAAATTTAATTTGACCGATGGCGTATGGTCTGATTTTGGCGCAAACATCAGCGGCGATATTATAGACCTGTACGCGCACGTGCACGGCTACGACAACACGGGCACGGCGGCGCTCGCGTTGGGCGATGAAATAAACGCCTTGCCGCCCGATGCCCGCAAGCCGCTGCAGGTTGACAGGCGCGACCGCTATACACACAGGCCGGTGCCCCAAAATCCGCCCGCGTTTAACCTGCAGCACTGGCAGCACGGTTTCCCCCGTCCCGAAAACGTATGGACGTACCGCGACGCAGACGGGCGCCCTATAGGCTATACATGCCGGTTCGACCTGCCCGGTGGAGGCAAAGATGTTTTTCCCGCAACTTGGTGTTATGACAGCGTGAAACGTATGGAGCGCTGGGCGTGGAAGGGTTTTTCCAACCCCCGCCCGCTGTATGGGCTGGATATAATAGCCGGTCTGGCACAGCAATACCCCGTGCTGGTTGTTGAGGGCGAGAAAACATGCGAGGCCGCGCGCAGGCTGTTGCCTAGCGTGCCCTGTATAACGTGGCCCGGCGGAAGCAAGGCCGTTAAACATATTGATTTTTCACCGCTTGCTGGCCGCCGGGTATTTATATGGCCAGACGCCGACCCGCAGGGCGAAGAGGCAGCAAACGCCATTGCGGGCCGCCTCCGTAATGTGGCGGCTGAGGTGAAAACCGTTACCCCGCCCGTTGGTGTGGCTAAAGGATGGGATTTGGCCGACGCGCTGGCCGAGGGCTGGACGTCGGAACAGACCATTGATTACCTGCGCACGCACACCGCAGCCGTTGACAGTACCGCCGCAGAGATTGCGGTACAGCGGCATGATGACAGGCGCGCAACAGCAACATGCGTCGACCGTGGCGGCTGGCCGTTTACGCCGCTTGGCTACGACCACGGGACATATTTTTACCTGTCAACCCTGACGGGGCAGGTTGAAAAGATAACCAGCACCGCGCACACGGGTGCAAACCTGCTGCGGCTGGCTGGTCTAGACTGGTGGGAGATGAACTACCCGGGCAAAACCGGCGCATCATGGACACGGGCCGCCGATGCCTGCATGCAGGCGTGCCATGAGCGAGGCGTGTATGACCCCGACAGGGTGCGCGGGCGTGGCGCATGGGAGGATGACGGGCGCGTCGTCCTGCACCTCGGCGACCAATTGGTCGTTGACGGAGAGGGCTACTGTATTGCCGACATACCCGGCAGCAGGTATGTTTACGAAATGTCCCGCCCGTTGGGGCTGGAATGGGACAGCATCGTGCCGCTTGGGGCGGGCGAGGCCGTGCAATTAATGATGTTGTGTAATATGTTGTCGTGGGAAAAACCAGTTTATGGCATGTTGCTGGCCGGTTGGTGTGTGGTAGCGCCCGTATGCGGGGCGTTGTCGTGGCGTCCCCACATATGGGTGACGGGGCCGTCCGGTGCCGGTAAAAGCTGGACATATGACAACATATTGCGGCGCACGCTTGGGAAATTTGCCCTCGCCTGCCAGTCAAACAGCACCGAGGCAGGGCTGCGGCAGGCGCTGAAGGCAGACGCCATGCCGATAATTTTTGACGAAGCCGAGGGCGAGGACCAGCAGGACAGGCGGCGGATACAAAACGTCCTCGAGTTGATGCGGCAGGCCAGCAGTGAAAACGGCGCGGCCATAATAAAGGGGAGCGCAAACGGCGAGGCCATGCAGTACCGCATCCGCAGCTGCTTTGCGTTTTCGAGCATAGGTGTGTCGGCAGTACAGAAAGCGGACGTAAGCCGCCTCGCTGTGCTGTCCCTGCGCAAATATGACGGGCCGGACAGGGCCGAACGGTTCCGCGATATACAGCGGTTCCATGCAGCGCTGTTTACGGGCGATTTCGTGCCCCGCCTCCACAAACGAACAATCGGGCTGGTGCCTACGCTGTTGCATAATGCCGATGTTTTTGCCGACGCCGCCGCGCTTGAGCTCGGCAGCCGCCGCTATGGTGACCAAGTGGGCGCGCTGCTGGCCGGTGCCTACAGCCTGCAAAGTGATGCGCGCGTAACACCCGCCGAGGCGGCGGAGTGGGTTGCGGGGCAGGAGTGGGGTGAAACGATGGACAGCGCCGACGACGACGACGAAAACCGTTGCATTGAGCTGGTTTTGCACAAACAGTTGCGCGTTGAAACACAGAGCGGGGTTGTTACCCGCACCGTTGCCGAGCTGGCACGCGTTGCGCTGAAAATGCGCTACGACACCGTGCAGGCGCTTGATGCTATAGTGGCAAACGATACGCTCGCACGGCACGGCGTATGCGTTGACGCCGATGGTTATATATGCATTAGCGACAGTCACCCCGCCATTGCCGACACGCTGCGCAACAGCGCATGGGCGCAGACATGGCCGCGCCTGCTGCGCCGTATAAATGGCGCAACACAGCGTGATGATGTTGATTTTGGCGGCAAGGCCGGAAGGGCAACCGCAATACCCGCCGTCGAGCTTTTTTCTTGCAAAAGTGCTTGACGGCGGCAAGGCGATTTGCTACTTATTAAGCACGCAAGGCGGCGAGGGCCGCACGGAACAATAAACACATGGAGCAGCACACATGGCATACGCAATTAAGAACAAGAAAACTGGGCTTTACTTCGCTGGGTTCAGTGGCGGCGAGGCCGTTTGGGACGACACCCCATGCACATACGCCGACAGGCTGCACGCACAGACGCAAGCCGACGCGCTGCGCATGTTTGACAGGGGCGTACAGCGCAAGCCGGTGCGGGTGGTGCAGTAACACGACGGCGCCGCCAAACGGCGGCGCTGCTATCGAGGCCCGCGCGGTGCCAGCGTAGCAAAACCGCGCAAAACACACAGGAGCAACACACATGAAAACGACCGAACGCGTACACGTCTGTAAAAACTGCGAGTCTATCGTTGATGTTGACGATGCCAGCCGATGCTCGTTTTGCGGCACGCCTGCACTTGTTATGCCCCGCAACACGGCCAGTAGCATAATATGGAACGAAAACATCGAACGCATGATGCGCTGGTGCAAAGCCGGGCGCATCATGCCGGATGCGGAGGGCGGGAAATGAGCATATCGTGCGACTGCTACTACGACGGCGATAAATACGACGAGTACTATTATGTACCCGACAACTTTACAAAACTTGAAACCAAGAGGCGCAAGCGTTGCATTAGCTGTAAAGGGCTTATGAAGCATGGCGAAACCTGCGTCCGGTTTAACCGCGCACGGGCTGCACGCTGCGAATATGAAGAAAACAGGTTCGGCGAAGCGGTTCGGCTTGCGCCCGGAAAAGCCACAGGGAAACAACATGTCCCGCAAGCGTAAAACCAGCTGTCCTGTATGCGGCGGGCCGAAGTTTGCGGGCAGCCCGTGCCGGTCGCGCGTATGCATAGCGCTGCGCAAGCTGCCGCCCACCGCTGTACGCGATTGGCGTATTATGGCCGTTCCATCATCGCTTGCGCTTATAATCGGCGCGGCGGTTGTTGAGCAGCACGTTGATGATGCCGCCCGCGCAGCAGCGCAACGCATAGTTAAATGGCATGACAAGGTGATGGCCGCCACACGCGAGCAATTGCCCGTTACGATGGATTTTATCAACACGCAACGGCATTTTATAGAACGGCTGTTGGCAACGACGTGGGGTGAGGGCAAGCCCAGCCATATTGTGCGGGTTGCCGATGCTACACAGCGGCTCATGTTGGACACGATAAGCCACCTCGAGGACAAGGGCATACCCACGGAGACAATAGCCCCGTGGCGGTGGCAGGAGTGCGCCCTGAACGCCCTCTTGCGCCTGTTTGACGCGGACGGCGAACAGATAGACGCGGCGGAAGAGGACTATTTCACGCTGTACGCCGCAATATGGGGTGAACGTGAGCCGGTGCGCCCTGTTGTAAAACTGTACGAGCTTGGCGGGCGGTTCATCGTGGCGGCATACGGCAGGCAGGAGGCACGCGACATTATCCGGCGTGAGTACGGGCTGGTACGGCTGGACGTTTCCGGTTGTGCAGGCGGCGCGAAAATCTACTACGGGAACGAGGAGATAACATATGGCGAACTCAAAACACGGCTTGCACACGGGGCCGTTATACCGATAGGGGGTTAAAATGCTTTGCAAAGAATGCCCGGAACTGTTACCGTGCACAACGCCTGATGGCACTGATTGCTACGGTGCAAAACTGTGGGGCGGCGGCGGGCGCGTTATGCCCGTGCGGCTCATAAGCCGCTGTAAATACCCCGAAAAAGCCAAGGAGGCGGCTATGCGCGGATACAAGCGCCGCAACATGCAGGCGGCGCAACCCAAGGGACAGCCTGTAAAACAGGCAAATCTCATTAACATGGGGGGCGGTTATGAGTGATAATGTGCAGGAACACGTCCGGCAGGTTTACCGCTGCGCCCACGTACCCGATGTCGAGCTGATTATGCACATTGACCCACGGGGCAGGCGCAATCATGTGAGTATTGAAATCGCCATAGGCGACTACATGAATAGCACGAGCGCCGACATTGTGCTGTCAAACGGCGATGCCGTAGACCTCGCACGGCGCATCCTCGCGCATTTCGGCGGCGAAAAACGGCTGAAACGTGTCTACCTCGCCGGGCCATACTCGCATACCGACCCCGAAGTGCGCGCCGCTAGGGCTGCGGCACTGAACCGCAAGGCGGCGTGGCTCATGATGCAGGGGTTGTGCGTTTTTTCGCCTATTACACACGGCGTAGCGCTGCTGGATTATTTCCCGTACAATGAGCGCGGCTGGGCGTTCTGGGGCGAGCAGGACAGGGCGCACCTGTTGGCATGCGATGAATTGCACGTTTTATGCCTCGACGGCTGGCGCGAATCGCGCGGCGTAACCGATGAAATCCAATGGGCAACTGAGGCCGGTATGCCCGTAATATACCACGACTGCGAGGGACGCGATGAATAAAGTTATTATTATTGGCAGGCTGGGCGCTGACGTCGAGCTGCGGTACACGCAGGCCGGTGCGCCGGTTGCTAATTTCAGCGTAGCGACCGACGAGAGCTATACCGACCAGCAGGGCAACAAGGTGGAAAAAACCGAGTGGCACCGCATAATCGTGTTCCAACGGCAGGCCGAAAACTGCGCGCAGTATATCGGCAAGGGTAGCCTCGTGTGCGTTGAGGGCAGCATCCAGACGCGCCAGTGGCAGGACCAGAACGGACAGCAGCGGTATACCACGGAAATCAAAGCCCAGCGCGTCCAGTTCCTCAGTACCCGCAGCGACGGCCAGCAACAGCAACCGCAGCAGGGCGCACAGCCGCAGCAGAACACCAGACAAGCACCGGCACAACAACGGCAGCAGGCACCGGCACCGGGTGGCGGGTTTAACGGCCCGGCAAACAACACGGCGCCCGCCTTCCCGTCCGAAGTCGGCGGAATGGACGACGTGCCTTTTAGCTCAGAGGTTTAGGAAAACCTCTATAAAAACCTACTAGACACCAAACCCCTTTTAAAGCAATATGCCTTAAAAGGGGTTTGGTATGAAAGAAAAGTGTTGTTTTAAGTGTGGCTTGGTTAAGCCGCTTACAGAGTTTTACAAGCACCCAAAGATGGCAGACGGACATGTAAACAAATGCAAAGAGTGCAACAAGAGGGATGTCCGCAAAAACAGGCGCGATAAAGTTGAGTACTATCGAGAATATGACAGGGAGAGGGGCAACAGGCAAGGGGTGGACGTTGTGCGCAAATACAGGGCAAAGAACCAAGCAAAGTATCGTGCTCACTGTAAACTGAACAATGCTTTGCGTTATGGGAAAATACAAAAACAGCCATGCGAAATATGCGGAAGCACAGAAAACCTTGAAGCTCACCATGAAGACTACTCGCGGCCTCTGGATGTCATTTGGCTTTGCTCGGCCCACCATTCATGGTTACATGGATAATAAATAACAACCGGAGCGTACACAATGCACAACAGGCGGCAGGGATAGACGTGTTGCGGCCAGAACAGCGGCGGGCGCTGTTTGCCATGTTGCCGCGTGTAGGCTGCCCACGTGCGCCACGTTGTGCACGCATCGCATGGCTGAACGGGTGGCGCTTTGCAAACGCCATGCCGCCGGTCGCAAGCATGAACGATTTTACACCACAAGAGGTCGCGCTATTACAGCGCGAAATATACTTGACAACCCACAGCGGAGGACAACATGACTATTAGCACCGAACAAAAAAAAGTTATGGACCGCATAACCCTGCTCGCCGAACAGCTGCGCGCCGAGTTTGCAACCATCGAGCGCAGGCACAACAAGGCCGCCGCGCGGCGCGCCCGCAAGTTAACCCTCGAGCTGGATGCGCTCCACAAACAGTTCCGAAAACTGTCAATGTCAATGTAACCATGCAAGCCCCGTACCGAACGGGGCTTTTTTTTTACCCGCGCATGTGCTACGCTGCAAAAAACCGCAAGGGGGGTTGTTGTGCCCGCAATGATACAGCCTGCCGAGGCTAAACGTATTTTTAGTATTTACAAATCATTAGGCAGCAGCGTTGCAGCCGCCGAGCAACTAGGCGTTGGACATAGCACCGTTTTGCGGCACGTCGAGGCGCACAAGGCGTACACGTTGGGCAAGCCGTTGATAAAAAAACACCGCACGCGCGTTGTGGCCTGCGGCGATATGCATTGCGGCGCAAAAAGTGGCTTGACACCCCCCGTGTGGTGGTACCCTATAGAACCAGATATGCCGCCAGAACGCCGCATGTGGGCTGAGCTGCAGCGGGAAACGTGGGCGCAATATACCGCGTGGCTTGAGGCGCTGCAGCCCATTGATGTGTTAATCGTCAATGGCGACTGTATAGACGGGCCGGGGCGGCGCAGCGGTGGCACGGAGCTCATCACGCCCAGCATGACGGAGCAGGCCGAAATAGCCGCCACGTGCATACGCGAGGCGAGGGCGCGCCGTGTCTATATAACGCACGGTACGCCCTACCACACCGCACTGGACGGCGAGGACGTGGAGGCCATAATTGCCCGCGAGGTTGGCGGCAGCGTGCACGACCACCTATGGCTGGACGTTGACGGCGTTGTTTTTGACGTCAAACACAAGGTCGGCAGCAGCGGCATACCGCACGGGCGCAACACAGCGGTAAATAAAGAAAAATTATGGAATGACCTTTGGGCAGAAATAGGCGGCGCGCCGAAAGCCGATGTTTTTTTGCGTTCGCATGTCCACTACTACCGCAAAAGCGAGGACCCTACATATATGGCCATGACGTTGCCCGCACTGCAGGCACCGTTAACTAAATACGGCGCGCGCCAATGCAGCGGCGTTGTCCATTGGGGCGTGGTGTATTTTGATGTGTACACGGGCACAGGCCCCGCCCTTCGGCGGGTTGAGGCTAACACATTGATACGTTACCTGCAGGCGTGCGCGCCGGTTCTGGTGCGGGCATAAAAAAGCCCCCACGTAACGTGGGGGCCAACCTAGGTTGCCCTTACGGGACTTGGATGTGGTATTTTTTTACATTACGGCATCATAAAATAATCGTCAAGCCCGCACCGGCCTGCCGTACCGGTCATACCCGCGCCGCTCGCAGTACATGGCGCACCTAATCGGGCAGCCAACAGCAAAACACATGCGCATGGGCAGCGTTTTCTTTTCCTGTTCGTTCTGGCAGTAGGTGGTCAGCGGTTTATTGGCGGTCAGCACAGTTACTCCCCGCCGCTATTCGCGGCGTTTATAATTTCTTCGTCCCTCGCCAACTCGGCGTCCAGCCTGCTTGTGTACCGGCTGATGTACGATGGGATTTTTTCAAGGTAGGCATACAGCATTGATTCCACATCAGCTGCAAAACTGCCGTCTAAACGCAACCGCTCTGCGGCAGCACGCAGTGCAAATTCTCTGCTGGCGTTTAAGATTTCGTCACCAATCCCAGCGTGCAGCCCTGCACTCGCACGCGCCTCGTCCCTATCCTGCCGCACAACAAGTGCGCGCTCAATATCAAGAGTTTCGACAGCATACTGCGCAGCCTCGGCTACATATTGACTAAGCGTTTTGTTTCTCATAACTACTCCCCGCCGCCGTTCGCGGCTTCATTCAGCATAATGTAAACGTCTGTCAACGCTTCCCGCCCACACTGCCCGTCCTCGCTGATTTTTCGTGCGGCGTCGGCGGTAAATACCGAGCCAGCTCCGTTTTCTGTCGCGTCTTCAACCTCTACGTTGCGCTCGTCTACAACCTGAACAACTCGCACCAACCCCCCGCCATATGTCGCCAATGAGCGCGGCGGGTAAACCTCGCCAACGCGCTTAACAATTTTCTCGCGCTCCTTCTCAAAGGCATTAACCTCCTTACAAAGGAACAAGTACGCCCTGTGCCGCTGATGATTTGTCATGGTGTTTACTCCCTGCCCCGCACCATATTGAGGGCTAATGTTTCCGCCGGGCGCGCACTACACCCGCCCGGCTTCTTGGTTTTTCCGCTACCAACGGCTTGCAACAAATTCGGCTATTTTTTCAGCGTATGCGGCAATGTTGCGGCATGTTATGCGCTGTGTTGGCCGCCTGCACTCGCCGCGGTAAATGGCCGTTACAAACCAGCCAGTTGCCCCGCGCTCAAGCGTAAAATGTGTGCTTTCAGGCGTGCCCTTATATGCGCCGGGGAACTCCTGTGCGTTCATATCGCAATCAAAAACAAGTCCCGCCCAGTCTTTTTTGTACATCAAACCCTTGAGGCGCTGTTCAATACCGCCGATAGCCCATTCAACATCTGCCGCAACGATTGTGCGCACACTGGCGCGGGCCTGCGCGTCGTTAATGGCGGCGGTCAGTTTCTCTGTGCGCGTTACGTTGATTTTCATGATATTGCTCCTTGCTTTTTATGTCCCGTCCGGCTTTCCCGCCGTCCGTGACTAATAAATAGCAAAACAGCAAAACACCGTCAAGCACTTTTGCAAAAAAATATGCCCCCGCCTGAAAAAAGACGGGGGCCGGTGGTTACGATTCGTTGCCGGTTTCCCATTCGCGCTCATAAACTCGCTGACAGCACGCCGCTATATGTGCGCACACGGCCTCGAGGTCCGCCCGTTCCATGCCGGGGCCTAGCTGCCCGGCAGCTGCCTTTATAGCCGCCACGGATACAAACTCGCTGCGCCCGTTGAACGGGTGCACTGTGCGCAATGCCGCCCGTGCCCGCGCCACGGCATCGGTAAAATCAGGCCGCGCCATCGCGTTCACGCACCACCTCCCGGCGGATTATACACCACACGCCAGCCGCCACTATACACAGCGACACAGGCCAAAAAACCGATATAACCAGCACGGTACCGACGCCGACGTCAACCGAGTATGCCGCAGGGCCACAATACAGGCATACAGCAAACAGCCACAGGGCGATTACCGCATACGTAATGCCAATTATAGTCCAGACGTCCACAATAGCCTCCGGTTTTTAGGGGTTGTTTACCATGTGCGCGCTGTTTTTATAACTATAGGGCGCCAGTCACGGTTACATATTGCAATATCGTGGTACCGTTCCATTGTGGCCTCCGTTTTTACCAGCCGCGCTCGCGGCTATATTTTCGCAGGTTTTCCCATGCGTAACTGTCGGCGTACATATCCAGCGGTATGTAGTTCGCGTCGAGCTGGTACGCCTCGTCGCCAACCATCCACGGGTCGCCGAGGGGCCGCCAGTCTATGCACCCTGTTGAGCGTTGCCGCCGGTTAAACTCGTTGCGGCACTCCACATTGCCGCACGTGCGCTGCACGGACATTTTCTGCGTGGTGTACAAACGCATGCAGACAGCACAGTACCGCGACTCGGTTTTTGCCCTGTCGCGCTTTTTCCGCATGCTCTGCCGGTGCCGTTCGGTTGTTATGCGGTGCTGGCACACCCGGCACCGGTATTGCCGCGCACTGCCGGGCTTAAACATCTTGCCACATACCGGGCATTTTTTTTCGGGCAGGTTGTAGTATTTCGGCATTACTGCGCTACCTCCGTGGCGCCGGGCACCAACGGCTCATAATTGTATGTCCTGAGCGCCTCGCTTGTGCTGTGGGTGATTATTTCCTTTGCGGCCCAGGAATCGAGGCTGCTGTTTTTGGCTATATGTTTGGCACCGGCATGCATAGCCTCAGCAGCCGCGCAGGCATACAACCATGCCAGCGTTGCGACAATATCGCGCTCGTCGGCGTCGGCTGAAACTTTGATACCATCGGCACGCGCGTTGGTTTTAACGCTGCCGTCGGCCTGCAGCTCAACATTTATGTATATATTGCCATTTGCCATCGTTGCCCCCATGCGTTTTAAAATTGCCGCCCTTCGGCGTCCACATAAACAACATACCGCCCGCCGTCACCACGGCTGTGAATTTGCGCCTCAACCTCGCCACGTACAACATGGCTGAGCAGGTGCTGCACTATGCACCGCTGTGCGGGCAAAACCCTGCCGCAGCACAGGCACCGCATGGTTGCATCGCCGGTACCAACCGGCACAACCAGCGGCGTATACGGCTGCGCCGGTGTGTAGGCGTGCGCAGTGCCAGCCGGTGTGGGTTGTGTGTTGTTGCCGCCACCGCGTAGCAGGCCGCGTGCGTGCTGTGTTGCCGCGTGCAGTACATAGCCGCGCAGCGACATGCCGCAGGCCGTGGCAGCTTCCCGCAAACTGGCGGCGGTTGCCCCGTCCGTAACCTCGATTTTTATGTGTGTTGCCATATGTTGCCCCGTGCCCGTCAACCGGGAAGGCTGTCGAGTGTATTTTCAATATCAGTAATGCGATTCTCGAGCCGCAACACTTTGTTGCGAAGATCGATTATATCAACCTCACTGCTTGGAACAGTAGGGCCATCATTGACGCACACATTTGCTTTCAAGCGTGCGTTCTCGGCGCGCAGTTGGTCAAGCAAACCGCACGTTTCGCATGCCGTCTTGTCCTTGCGCCCCGCACCGGCGTGCACTACTGTTCTGTCGGTGCCGAATGCGCTTTCAACAGCATTATCATCAAACCCCCAAGGCTCACCGGCGAACAGCCGCGCCGTGTGTTTGGCGGCGGCATAAAGCGTGTACTGCCGCAGCGACATGCCGCAGGCCGTGGCGGCAAAGCGCAGCCCCTTTCCGATAACATCGTCTGTGCATTTAATCTGTATATGGGTTGTCATACATACGCCTCCTGCCACCTAAAACGGCGGCTCTTCGTCCATTACAAGCGCGTTAATAGCCGCATCAGTCATACCATCCGCCAGCAGGCGCTCGCGCAGCTTTTGCGCCACATACTGCAAATCGCTGATTTCATTCTCAAGCTGCTGCAGGCGTTCGGCGTTGTCTACGGCCCTTCCGCCCACCTGTTCAATGGCTGTAAGCGGCCCGCGTCTGCGCATACTATCGGGGCGCGTGGGTTTTGCTGCCCCCTGTAGGCCGCTATTTTCGATGATCATAGCGGCGTGCTCAATGGCAGCATGCAAACAGAAACCCAACACCGGGGATTGTGTGAGGGCTGCGGCAGTTTTCAGGTATGCGTATTCCTCGCCGGTGAGGTCGCGCAAAACGATACTGGGCATGATAAAAACCTCCATATAGTGTTATCACCGGGGCGGCACGGCGCCTGCCCACGTCCAAAAAGTAGCAAGCCGTAAACAATTTTGCAAGCAAAAAAGTTAAAAAAGTGCACAGGTGTGCGTTTATAATATTAACAATTGTTATAGCGGTGGGTTACATGCGTTACCCACAACATTAACAACAATAACCCACAAGGTTTACAACTTTAACGCACAACGGTGCATGCTTTAACGCACAGTGTTAACAGGTGTAACCCACAAGGGCACACTATGTCGCCAACAACTGTTAACGTTGTAACGCACAGTGTTAACGCCTATAACCTACATATGTAAAAAAAGTAACCCACTCTGGTACACTTTGTGGGCAACAGGTGTAACCCACATATGTAAAAACAGTAACCCATATAGTGCACAATGTATGCGCGTGTGCACTATGTTTGCGCACACTATGGCACAAAAAAGCCCAAAAAGCGCAACTACAGTGCTACTAGTGCTCTCGCCCGATTGCCATATATGCCGCATGGTTAATGCTCAAAGTTTACATAACTCTGGGGTTACTTTCAAAAACATAGACCTTATGTAAAACACATAAAACCCCAACCCCCTTTTTTCCCCATGTATCTTATTTTTTTTTTACCCCATATATATAATCCTTTTTAAAGTAGATATATATATAATAAGGGGCTTAAATTGCTTAACTTTTTTCCGGTTTACTAGTGCTTTTTTTGGGGTTTACTTTTATGCAAAAAATCATGCGTAACTTATTGCAATTGCTGGCTATAATGCCGCAGGACACTAGTACTCCTAGTCAAAGCTGCCGGTATCATTGCTGTTTTTTTGCCGGCACTGTGTAAAGCGTTGAAATATTTAACCGCACAGCGTATCCCCATGCCATTTTTGCAAAACACACATAAGCCGCCGTAATGCAAAACTTTATGGCGTTTTTACTAGTTGTTTCGGCACACCTGCACGTGCTGGCTGCTGCAAAAAACAATTGCAATTGTGCCACGGCGTGCGTATAAAACACGGAACAACACCCGTGCAGGCAGGTACGCCGCAGGGGAAACGCGTAGGTACGTGCATGGATAAAAACAACGTAATATCGCTGTCGGGCGGGAAGGACTCAACCGCAATGTTGATAGGCATGTTGGAACGCGGCGAACGCGTGCACAGTGTGTTTTTTTTCGATACTGGTTGGGAGTTCCCGCAAATGTATGAACACCTCGACAAGCTCGAAGCGTATACCGGCGTAAAAATAACACGGATTCACCCCGAAAGGCCGTTTACATACTGGATGCTCGAAAGGCCAGTTATTGCGCGCAAGGGTGAAAATAAGGGCAAAGTGCACAGGGTTGGAAACGGCTGGCCATCAGCACGCCGCCGGTGGTGTACGCGTGAAAAGGTGCGGGCAATAGGGGTTGCAACAAAAGGCATACCAAATCCGGTTGACTGCATTGGTATAGCCGCCGATGAAGTGCACAGAACGCAAAAGAAGAGGCTGCTGTCACGCGGCGATACCGTGCGTTACCCGCTTATAGAATGGGGCATGGATGAGGCTGCGGCACTGGCATATTGCCAAAACCACGGTTTTGATTGGGGGGGGCTATATAAACATTTTCGGCGCGTTTCCTGTTATTGCTGCCCGCTACAGCGCATCGGCGACATACGTACGTTGCGGCGGCACTTTCCCGAACTGTGGCAACAGATGTTGGAATGGGACAGGGCTATTGATAGCAACATAGGTTTTTACAATTACGACACGGTGCATGACCTCGAGCGTAGGTTTACCGAGGAAGACAGGCAGTTTAAACTATTAGGGGCATAGCAATGCATAAAAAAATAGACAAACTGCGCGGCTATGTGGCCGCCGGGTGAACAAATGAAACCGTATTTTGAGACCAAGCTGGGTCGCCTGTATAACGGCGATTGTCTCAGCGTGCTGGCAGAGATCGAGGACGAAAGCGTTGACATGATCTGGACAGACCCGCCATATGGACACAAAAACCACGACGGCGACCTCAACGCACAATTAAACAAACACCGCGGCATACAAAGCAAACCTATTGCCAACGACGACGCCGAGGGGTTTCGTGCTGTGCTGGATGGAATGCTGAATCATGCGGCGCGCATTATGCGGAAAACATCGTCGGTCTGCTGCTGCTGTGGTGGTGGTGGCCCTAGACCCACGTTCGCCTACGTTGCTAACAGGATGGACACGGGCGGCCTGCAGTTTTTTCATTCCGTAATCTGGGACAAGCGGAACCCCGGTCTCGGTTGGAGATATCGGCGGCAGCACGAAATGGTCATGGTTGCACACCGTGAGGGCGGGAAGCTGGCCTGGGCGAGCGACGACGTTACAATGCGGAACATCATCAGCTTTTCACCCCCTAGGAACAGGCTGCACCCCAACGAAAAACCACTCGACATGGTAAAGCTGTTCATATCGCTCCACACACAACGGGGCGACCTCGTTATTGACCCGTTCGGCGGTAGCGGCACAACAGCCGTTGCTTGTGAAGAGCTTGGCAGGCGTTGGGTGTGTATTGAGCTGGATGAAGAGTATTGCCAGATAACAAAAAACAGACTCACAAGGCCGGTGCAGCCGAGCCTACTCGCGTTGTAGCCCATTTTTCGCACGAGGTTTAATTCTGGCGGGCGATAGCATGCCAGCCTATACAGCTTGCTACCCTGCAAGCAAATAAACGCTTACGGGGCGAATATGGAAGAAAACAAACTACAGCCGGGTAAACACTGCCTCGCCTGCCCGTATGCCGTGCGGGTGCCGCTATATAACCCGTTCCCGTGGGTAACCGGCGGCATGGCATACCGCATACGGTGCGGGCTAAAAGCGTGTGCGCGTGGCGGGGGCGCCACATAACCCCAACGGCGTAGCGTGCCCGCTTGTTAACATTTGTTAACACGGGCCGCCGCGCTGTTTGTCTTGGTTATTACTGGTTATTACTGGTTAGTCTTGGTTACTACTGGTTATTACTGGTTAGTCTTGGTTACTACTGGTTATTACTGGTTAGTCTTGGTTATTACTGGTTATTACTGGTTAGTCTTGGTTACTACTGGT